TCTGAATTACCTGGCTAATGATCCCTCTTCTCCAGCTGGGAGGAAGTATCGGAACAGGGTGATCAGTCACTTTGGTCGGTCGCAAGCTCGAGTTCTGCTGAAAAGGAGGGCCCCGGTTATCCGGATGGTCCTCACAGCTCTCACATCGCTGCGGTCGATGAGTCTACCTGTAGAGGTAGACCTTTCCACGGTGACTGGTCCCTTTACCGGAACCTCCTCTCTCCGCCTTACTCAGTTCATTCCAGATTTCTGGAAGATTCTGAAAAGGGGGGGGAAAGTACCTTCACCCAGTTCGGTATCTTGACGTGAGTATCATTTCACCTCCAAGGCTGGGCCTAATGGCCAAGCCCTGTGGACTACTCTGACTGATCTCGTCTCTCTACCAAGGACTCTGATCGAGAGTATTACCACGATTGGTGGTCCAGAGCTCCGTAGAAATATGGATTCTCTGCTTGGGGGGGGAGATCTTCTAGGTCTTCCTGGGTCTCGCTACTTCGGTAGCGAACCCGGGATCATCCGGAAGATCGTCGGAATCCCTGATCTGGAAGGGAAGACTCGGGTGATCGCGATCCTGGACTATTGGTCCCAGACCGCTCTTCGCCCTCTTCACCAGTTCCTTTTCAAGGTACTCCGCCTTATCCCCCAAGATATGACATTCAATCAGGGGTCCTTTGTGCAGAAGGTTAAGGGATGGGGTGGGGGGGTGACCCTCTACTCCATTGACCTTACGGCTGCGACTGACCGGTTTCCGGTACGTCTCATCCAACTTCTACTCGAAGGGCACTTCGGCTCAGAGTTTGCCCGGGCCTGGCGCGACGTGATGGTCGGTTATCCCTTCCGTACGCCGGATGGTCAGTGAGTGAATTACTCCGTCGGTAACCCGATGGGGGCAATGTCCTCCTGGTCGTCGTTTGCACTCACTCATCACTTCGTGATGTATGCGTGCTGCCGCCTCATTGGGCAAAGGTGGAACTCCGCTAGGTACGTCATCCTTGGGGATGATGTTCTAATCGGAGATTCCGCCCTAGCTGAGGTTTACCTGGCAGCCCTCTCCTCCCTTGGGGTAGGAGTCTCTCGGCAGAAGACCTACGTATCTGTTGATATGTGTGAATTCGCCAAGAGGTACCTATTCCTCGGTGAGGAGGTGACTCCTTTCCCGGTCTCGTCCGTCATGTCGAACCTAGGAGACGTTAGTCTCCTAGTATCGGCTCTGATGGGAGAGACCAGAAAGGGTCTGAGGCCGCTGTCTGGTATCCCTGGGGCAGTAGGGACCCTCTCTCGGGTCATCGGCAGGAGTTGACGAAGTTCTCGTCAGCTCGTGAAGATGGCCTGGGAGGTGGAACTTGGAACGCAATTCGCCCAGGGATTCGTGGAGGCGGGGGAGTTTCTCCTCCGTCTTAACCACACTCTCGACGATGCCTCCAAAGATTACCTTTACTCGATGAGTGGGGCAATCATTGAAGGTGCAATCCAAAAGTTCCTACTTGGGTCCCTCTCGAAGGGGCCGTCGTCCGTCGGAGTTCAGTTTCTTGCTGAAGTCCGGCAAGCGACGAGCCCTTCCGGGGCCTTCAAGGTACCCCTTCGGCTTCTCTCCCTCACTCCCCAATACTCTGTACTGGAGAGGTTCTCTCGGAACGCTGGTCTCCTCTATAAGAGGGGACTTCGCGCCCTCGAGGGGGCTGAGGGTGATCTACTGAAGGACATCCTGAGTGAGATTCTCTCTGAGAGCCTCACTCTGGATAACCCCAAAGTGGATGTCCGAGCTCGTAGAGCTCGGGCGTGAGGCCGTTTTGGCCGACTCCTCCGAAACGAGTCCAAGAACGCTCTGAGGAAGTACCCTTTTGACAGGGGGGAAACTCGGGGCGTGGAGTTCATTACCCTTCCGGGGCAGTCTCATGGGGTCCCTATCGGATCCCTTGAGTCCATCCTGGAGGGTAAGCTCCCTTCGGTCCGTCTGGTACGGGTGTACCGGAACAAAGACGTTCCTCTCCCGTGAGAGTAATGTCTGACCGATGTCTTGGTCTCGTTTTGCGAGACGAGTGGCGGTCTGGGCCCCACTCAGGCAGGGCATCCCACACCCTGTCCTGCCTCTCGGGGAAACCCGTCTCACCCTCTTGTACTACCTTGGGAGGGTTCAGGTGCTTAGTC